GTCACCACTAGGAACTTTCCTGCTGGAGGCCGTCATACACGCGAAGAGTCACTGTATAAGCATGCAGCGACTCTACACTCACGCGCACCTGAGTCTGCAACGCGACAAGAAATTCTTGCCAGACTTTCTTACCTAATAGGTAAGCAGGTGAAGAGGTTTTGTGACCAAGCTGGTTATACCAGCAATGGTCACACTTCGTTGACTTCTAATGCTTCATTAGATTGTTCGACGAACGAAGGCGGACGAGCAACCGAGGTCGGAACAAAGTTCCGATCTTGGTTATCGCACGTCCCGGACCACGACGCCTTAGAGGCGACATGGTTCGGTCGGACCTACTGGCTAGAAGCCGGTAGGCCGAGATGGCAAACCATGTGCAGAGTTTCTCTGGAGCATGATTTGTCCCACGAGGCCGGCGAAAGCGACGACCGCGTGGACCTCGATTTTGAAAATTTCAAACTCGAGGATCCGCTGTATGGATTGGACGATTGTACAGGCTATCAGCTGTTACAATGGTCCATCGAAGAGGGCCTTAACCAGGGAATCCTGGAAGGCTCCCCATACAAAAGCGAAAACGACAGACTTCGTCTGTCTGGCCGATACCCGTCAATACGGGCATCAGCTATTGGCGAACCCGGCGCAAAGTGCCGGGTTGTCACAGTGGCGGAGGACTGGCTGACAATGTTATTGCAGCCATGGTCCCACCACGTGATAGGTGCTTTAAGAAACCACCCATCGGCAACCTCGGGTCTTACCCGAGGTTGGCAACTCTTTGAGTGGGTGAAGCGACAGGGAAATACCTGTGCTCCACCTAAAGGCGATCGCTACTACCTTAGTAGCGACCTTACGACGGCGACAGATTTCTGCGTCCATTCGTATAGTCAAGCAATGCTTGACGGCCTTCATAGGGGGCTGGAAAGGGAAAGCGACCCTTACTTCCAGCTCTGTTCCCGTTTGCTTTGTAGCCCTCGTATCTACGAGTCTAACGGGGACGAGGCTTATAGAAAGAAGAATCGGATCAATGATCCGACCTACTTTGATAAGCCCACCACCAGGGGCATCTTAATGGGTGACCCTGGTGCGAAGATTGTTCTTACTCTGCACAACCTTTGTGCAGAGTCGGAAGCTTATCTTCGATACATCTATGACTGCATAGATGAGTCAGACGCAGAGTTTCTCTACCGTCTGAAGTCGTTAAAAGGCTTCCCACCTTCAAAGTGGAGGTGGTTTGCCTGTTCGGGCGATGACCATTTTGGTCAAGGTCCGCGACGATACCTTGCGCGTATTACGCGCAACCATGACTTAAACGGGATGTCCGTGTCATGGCCGCAGAACTTCTTAAGTTCGCGTGGTGGTTTCTACTGTGAGGAGATGCTCCTCACGGTAGGTCTTGATGATGAGAACATCTGGCAGAGGAAAGTTCCTCTGCGGGATGTCCCATATCAAGAACAGCCTCACATCGATTCGATGAAAGTGAGGCTCTTTTCCCCATGTGCTAAGGAGCACGAGGGAAAAGATGAGCCAAACCCTGCCATTGGCAAGGCTCGCCAGATGCATGGCATGCTGGCCTGGCTCGGAGGAGGGTTTGAGTCATTGACTCCCCTCTTCAGCAAACGCTGGGAGCAACGCATGGAAGGTTTCCTTCCACGCGATCTTGCGTTCAGATACCTTCCAGTCTCACTGGGAGGTATTGAAGCTCCTGCCTACCATCGAGCGAAGCTCGATCTGAAGGCCGCCTTCCTGGCTTTACCAGAAAGGATGTTATGGTCCATTAACTCAGTAGTTAATGGATCGGCACGGCATATGCTAAGGCGTGTGGTCGCGAGTTTCGCGACAAACGCCCGCGCACGTGGCATCTCGCAGGATTCGATCGAGGATCAAATCCGCGAAACGTTACTCAACGCTGACCTCACGCGTGGAGTAACCGACGAGGATTTGTTTGACAAATGTCTCGTCAAGGGTTGGCTCGATCCAAATGGGACCGAGAACCCCGCCCTCGTCTGGAGCAATCTCCGGTACAAGGACAAAGCTGCATACGCAAAGCGTTTGCGGCTTGTGGACGTCAATGAGGCTATTAGCCTCATCGGCCGTCCGTACCTCTTCAGGGATCTCTTGTTTCCTGAAGTTAGCCTCCGGCACGGGATAGACCCGTACCGGTCCAAGGCATACGAAGCGTTACCTTGGAAGGCGAGGCAGGACAAGTACTACGAGAATATCTCGTGGAACTTGCCAACCTCGGACACAACTATGAGTTGCTCCGAGAAGAATGCACTAGTGACGAAGCTCGTCGATTGGTGCGTTGAGGGAAAGCCCCTCAACATCCCCAGGGAAGTATATTTCTTCCCTGAAGCTGTAGTCGTTCACAAGAAGCTTGCGACGCTACGGGTGCCCCTCTAGTTTTACTAGATTGCGGGACTACTTTCGGGATGGTGGTGACCGGTTTACGAAGCCGTAGCCACAACGGGTGACACCAGCCCTGGTGTTTTCCTTTAC